CAGCTACTGACGCAGTAATACCGACTGTAGCAGCACCAACAAATTTGTCAGCTGTGTTAGCAGTCTTGATAGTTCCTGTGAAATTATCAATGAAAAGAATTTCAAAAGTTGTACCAATTGTGTTTGCGTTATTTGGATCACTTCCTGGTCCTGCAGAAGCAGAATCAGCAGTTGATACAATCGCAGGTATAGTTATTGCAGTAGGTGTTCCCGCAGGGTCCATTGTTACTAGTCTTCCTGCGTGTTCAGCAACAGTTAAATCTGTAGCTAAAGTTTCAGCCTTAACTGCACTTGGTCCTAAGTTGATAAAACCATTTTTTGATCTTACCGGACCATCGAATGTAGTATTTGCCATAATTTATTTCTCCTATAGTTTTATACTTGTAGTCTCTATAGCGTCTGCCTAGCCAGTCTACAAGTTAATTAATCTAGGTGTTTACATTATACATAAAAAAAGGGGCGATGTGAACACCGCCCCTTCTAATTTGTAATACTAAAGTAAGTATTAGACTAATTTACCATTTCCAAATACACATCTAGGATCTGAGAACCCGAATGAATATCTTTCTCTAGCTTTAAATCTA